CGGATTTTTTACCGACGCTAATGATGTGGAATATGCTGTTGTTTGCTTGGATGCACAATATAGATTAGCGGAAGGACAATACTGTTCTTATACTGGAGGAGATATTACAAATTTACCAACTTATACAAACCAATCTCTTTATTCAGCAAATGAAACATCAACATATAATACTCAAAAAATATTAGATTTTTGTTCATCTAATGGTTATACATCAACTGCCTGTACCCATTGTCGAAGTAAATCTTTTACTATTAACAACGTTATATATTATGGACAATTACCAAATATAATAGAACTGATTGATATATTTAAAAATCGTGTCAAAATAAATACATTAGATATAAGTCCAAGTAGTTATAGTGGTTTGGCGATACCTACATCCATAAACACTTGGTCATCGACACAAAAACAACTTGGTAGTTCTTGGTACATAAATATATACGGTAATGTATATGATATTGGTAAAAATTACAATTTTTTAGTCGTCCCAGTTCTCGAAATTCCGTTAAATTAAGGAGATTCATAAATGTACATAAAAAATCAAAATTATCGTGGTAAACCGACCGACATTCTGTACGCAGATGAGGGTAAACTTTTGCAACACAAAGAAACAAAACTTTGCTATGGCTCTGTATCTCTTGAAGATGGCAGAAAACAAGAAGATTACAACGAAATTGAAGCTCCAAGAACGGAATATGAAACAACTACGGTTTGACTTCCCGGATTATAGTGCAAAAGAGCAAGAACGTGACGCGATGCGTTCTTGCTTTAAGCAGGTCTATCTAATGAGAGTTGACGGCAAATGGGCTCATTTTACTATAATCAACGGTAAGGATGATTACGATTCCTATGAAGGAGATTTGACTCAGACTTACTACGAGGTTAAAAACAAACTTCCATTACACGTTGTAAAAGTAATTCAGAACAAAGGTCTTGAAGACTACCTCCGGGATATGCTACCAAAGAAGAAACAACAAAACAAGACAATGGAATTACCTATTATTTTTAAGAAAGATAACGAAAGATGATATGTAATCACTGTAAGAGGGATTTACCAAAATCAGCGTTTTCACCATCAAGAAAGAAACTGCCTTGGCATACTTGCAAAGAATGTGAAAACAAAAAAGCTAAAACTTACAGAATAAATCAAATACTAGATGAAGAATGTGAGTCTAAGTTCGATTCGTTCTATGGCGGTTATATAGTTGCTATCCTTAACTATGTTAAAAAGAATGAGTATAAATACACGATTAAAGGCACTAATGGGCTTATGATCCAAACAAACGACGTTGATTACTTTAGAAAGAAATTCGATGAAGTGATAATGAAATGAGTATAGAAACGAGCGCAACGAAATTATACTTACGAGAATTACCTCCGCTTCAAGTTTATGATCTTCTTGAAGAATACAAAATACCAACTCCATATAAAGAAGTGCTTATAGCTTGTTGCGCGAATCGCTTAGATGCCTATCCGGCTATTGATTATATAGAAGAAACTTTTAATCTCCATATTTCGTACTGGAACTACGTCAAACTGCTAAAAGAAGCTCTTATAATGTTTAGACGCACACAGCAATACAAGCTAATCAAATAGCAAATATTAAAATACAAACAAAAATCCACCAAAAAGTAACCAAGATTAAATTTCATAACCTCCCTATTCTGAATTTGTAAACAGAAAGGGAGGTTAAAATGTATCCAAATCCAAATTTCAATAACTACTTAGCGTATCAGATGCAACAACAGCAGCCGATACAAAATCTTAGTGTTCAACCACAATCTCAATGTTATTTCGTAAAGTCGCCGAATGAACTCAGTTCAGTTAATGTTATGCCTAATCATTATTACTTAGGTATAAACACCGACTCCAATGAGATTTATGTAAAGCGTATGAATAATGACGGATTGCTTGAGGTTAAGACGTATTCACTCAAGTCTGAAGAAAAAGAAAAGACTGATTTTCAGGTAATTTCAGAAAGACTCGATGGAATAGAAAAGAAGTTGTCTGAGATAACAACTCAACGTCAGACTTTAACTTTGAAGGAGAAAGGAAATGAACGCAATTCTAAGTCAAATATTGAATAACTTTTTGAGCGGTAAGTTCAAAAATGAAATGAATAGTTTTAATCAGATGATGTCTGGAAAAGATGTAAATCAACAGATCCAGACTCTCTTGAATATGGCGAAATCACGAGGTTTCGACATCAACGCTAAAATGTTCTCCGCAGAAGACTTAAAAGGTCTTGGATTGAATCCTCCGGGCAAAGGAGTTGATTAACAACAACAATTTTCCTCCATATCTTTGGAGTTGATTAACAACAATGTTTTAACTTTTTTACAGGAGAAAATACTATGGCTGAAGGAAATGGTTATAGTTTAGCCGATATTGCTGCCGCTATGGGTGGCGCTGGTGGTTTCGGCGGTGGAATGGGTGGTTCTTGGTTGGCCATCTTGTTCTTGATTATCTTGTTTGGCGGTAACGGTGGTTGGGGTAATAACTCCTTTGCTAACGCTATCGGCTACGAGAATTTAGCAACCTCTAATGAAGTACAACGTGGATTTGATAACCAGAACTCTATGGCTAATGAAAGAGAAATCTTGTCCGCTGTAAATTCTGGTACAGCTCAATCTGTTGCCGCGACGAATCAGAGTTTTCACGATGTGTTAGGCGCACTTAATGACAAGTACAGCGAGCTTGCTCGTGATGTTTATGGTGTAGCAAGTCAGGTTCAGGCTGGTATTGCAAATGCGAATCAGTGCTTAAAAACAGTAGGTACTTTAGCGGCGTAAGTCGCTATGGCAATCGGGTGAATTGCTGGAAAGCTAAGGGTTCACTTGACAATATGGAGAAATTGTAGTAGATTATTATTGAAAGAAGGTTTTATGTATTACGTTTATGAATGGTTTAATAAAGATACTGGTTATATATTTTATGTAGGCAAAGGTTGCCGAAATAGAGCATATTCTACATCTGGAAGAAATAAACTATTCAAAAAATACATAAAAGAAAATAATTGTGATTGTAGAATAATAAAAAATGTTTCATCCGAAGAAGATGCTTTTGTTTTAGAACATGAAAGAATAATAGTTTTAAAGCAAAAAGGACAAGCGTGTTGTAATTTAGATGATGGTGGAAAAGGTGGTTGTCATTTCGTTTGGACAAATGAAATGCGCGATTATAAGTCAAAATACAACCCTATGAGGGATAAAGACCAACGTAAACGTATGTCAATCAAAAATCCGATGAGGAATAAAGAAACAGCTAAGAAAGTAGGTTTAAAACATTCGAGAGCCGTTATATTAAACGGAGTAAAATATAACAGAGTTATAGAAGCATCTCGTACTTTGAAAAAATCTGAACCTACAATTAGAGATTGGTGTAAACGTGGTTATGATTCTTGGGGTAATCCTTGTAGGTATGAAGACGAACCACAGAAAGAAGTCAGTGAATTCAGAAAATCACATCCTCTTTCTACACGTCATAAAGCTGTTATTGTTGATGGAATATTTTTTGCTACAGTTACAGATGGTGCTTCTTACTTAAAAATTACTCCACAAAACTTTGTTTACTTCTTGAAACAAAATCGTTCTCCAAAAGGTCATTTGTGTTCCTATGCCAATCAGCAGCCGAGCTAAGTGAAACCTATAAAAGTAGCTTAGAAGGTTCAACGACTAATGGGTGAGAAAGGTTATCAATAATCCCGACACGAGTTCCCGACTCCTATTTAATAGGATGAAGATATAGTCTGAACTTATGAGAAATCATAAGATGTGTGAGATAAAGAGCTTACACGATAACATAATTGGCTGCGATACTAAAATGTTAATTCAGGAAACGACAGCGCAAAATCGCTACGATGCTTTGCTGAATACTAACGCTATCATCGCTAACAGTAACGCTCAAAGTCAGAAAATTCTTGATGCTTTGGCACAGAATAAAATCTCTGCTCTTGAGTCGCAAGTGGCTGATTTACGGTTGGCAAACCAAATGTCCAATGTGGTGAGATACCCTAACGGTTGGACTTACAATGCCGGCCCGTCACCGTTCTGCAACTGCGGTTGTGGAAACGTGATTTAACTTCCCTACAGGCGGAGTTTAACCGCTCCGCCTGACTCTTTATCAGGAGATTTAATATGACTTGTAATTGCAATATTCACAAAACAACAGCTCTCTCTACGACCGGGTTGTTAACTGTAACGAATCCGAATAACGTTGGCAACTTTGATCCGTTTAAACTCGTACTTACAATTTGTCCTAACGCTGTAATAACTGGTCCGGCGGTTGCTTATACAGTAACTATAAACGGAAACAACGTTCCGGTTATCGACAGATGGGGTTATCCGATAACTTCCGACAGATTATGCACAAGAAAGTTGTACTGCGGTAGATATATCGAATCGGAGACTCCTCACGTTACATTAATGAACGCTCTCGGTGATCCGACGTTTACTGCAGCAACAGCGACAAATGCTGAAGCGAATCCAAACACAAGATCAACTTCCA